CCGTGATGGATGGTAGGCGCTACCAGCTGCGCTTTTACTTCAACGAGACGGACGGGTTCTACTACATGGATCTGTCGGACGTGGATGGCGTGGCGATCGTGACGGGCAGGCGCCTGGTTGCCGATGGCTTCCCGCTGAGCCGCGTTGCAGACGATCGCCGGCCGCCTGGCGAGCTTGCCGTGGTCGATGACAACAACGGAGGGGACGCGGCGTTCGGAGAGATCGGAGATCGCGTGCGCCTCGTCTACCTCGACGCCGAGGAGCTAGGGCGGGCGGCATGACCACGCAGTACCAGCGCGCGTACACCGTTCAGGTGGACACCATCAAGTTCGGCACCGAGTCTCCGCTGGAGCACGGTGCGCTCGATGCGGTGTTCAACGTCGTGAAGGACAAGACCAAGGAGCCGAACCAGTGCAACCTGCAGGTCTTCAACCTGAGCCAGCAGCACCGCGATCAACTGGCCGATCTCACCGGCGCGTTTGTCGTAGTGGAGGCGGGCTACCAGGACGACGTGGTCCAGCTGTACCGAGGCGTGACGCGCGAGATCTTTAGTGAGCAGCAGGGCAGCGATTGGGTGACCACGCTGACCAGCGGCGACGGAGAGAAGGCATTCAGGCGAGCGCGGGTGAACGAGTCCTTCGCGCCAGGGAGCAAGCTGCCCGACGTGCTGCGCCGACTGGTGCGTGCGCTGAAGGACGAGGGCGTGGATGCCGGCAACGCTGATCAGCGCATCACGGAGCTGCAGCTGAGTGGCAAGCTCACCGAGGCGGGCAACGAGTTTATTAACGGCACGGTGCTCAGCGGCAAGGCGGTTGACCATCTTGACCTCTTGCTGCGTAGCGTGGACATGGAGTGGTCGATCCAGGATGGGGAGTTCCAGTTGCTCAACCTGGGGCAGTTCCTCGAGGGCTTTGCGGTCGTGTTGAATCCAGACACGGGTCTGGTGGGTGCGCCGAGCGTGGGGAACGACGGGATCTTGCACGGGCGAGCGTTGCTGAACGGAACGGTCGTCCCTGGCAAGCAACTACAGGTGGAGTCACCGAGTCTGCCGGCCGCGTTCTACAAGTGCAGCCGCGCGGAGTACCTCGGAGACACGTCGGGACAGGACTGGTATGTGGACTTTGAAGCGGAGATCCTCGCATGACCGGCACACCGACACTCGGAGAGGCCGTGCGCAAGGCGATTGAGTCACGGCTGCTCGATCTGCACGTGGCGTTGCCTGCAGTTGTGGCGAAGTACGACAAGGCGGATCAGACCGTTGAGGTGACGCCACTGCTGAAGCGCATGGTCGAGAACAGCGACGGCGGCTTCAGCACCGAGGAGCTTCCCAAGCTACCGCCGATGCCGGTGCTGCAACCGCACGCAGGCGACATGTTCCTGGCGTTGCCGATCAGCAAGGGAGACACAGGCCTGGTGGTCTTCTGTGAGGCGAGCATGGACCAGTGGCTGGGCACTGCGGCGGTGGCTGACGACGTGCAGCAGTCGCCAGGCGACGGCAACAGGCACACGCTGGGCAGTGGCGTCTTCATCCCCGGCCTGTTCAACCGCAAGCGAAGGCTGAGCGAGGCAGACGACATGGAGCTGCGCATGGGAGAGGACGGTGGCGTGCAGTTGCGCCAGGCACCGAGTGGACACATGGAGGTGATCAAGGAGGGCGAGAGCAGCGAGACGCTGGCCTACCTGTCAGACGTGCAGAAGTTGATTGATGGCATCGCAGCCGCAGCAACGGTGCCTGCTGACGGCGGCGCAGCATTCAAGAGCAACATCGGCCTGAACATGGCGCTGCCTTTGTTCTCGATCGTGGGCACCTCGAACCTGAAGGCCAAGTGATGGACGTCAAGCTCGACCCAGTCACTGGCGACATCGACGACACGACCACGCCCAACGACGTGACGTTGCTGGAGGGGAGCGATGCGGTGGAGCAGCACTGGCGCATTCGGATGCGGCACTTCAGAGGCGAGTGGTTCCTGGACCGGCGCACTGGCGTGCCGTATTACGAAGAGATCCTGAAGAAGAACCCTAACCCGGCCACACTGCGCTTCATTTTCAGGCGCGTGACAGAGAGCACGCCAGGCATCAGCTTCGTCACTGCGCTGGAGCTCGAACTGGACGCGGTGCAGCGCAAGCTCAGTGTCGAGGTCGAGGGCAAGCTCGAGCCAGGCGTCGTGAGCGGCGACCCGACTTTTCGTTTCGAGTACAGTGAACTGATTCTCCCGCAAGCTGCAGCAGCAGAGGTGACCTGATGGCTTTTGGACTGACGACAGAGGGCTTCACACAGAAGGACCTGGACACGATCCTGCGAGAGATCGAAGTAGAGCAGCGCGCCAACATCAACCCGGCGCTGAACCAGACGGCTGATAGCGTGTTCGGCCAGGTCAACGCCATCGTCGCAACGAAGCTTCGGGAACTCTGGGAGCTAGCCGAGGCGGTCTACAAATCGAAGGATCCTGACGATGCGACAGGCCAGGCACTGGACGCTGTGGCTGCCATCACAGGCACCGTCAGGAACGCCGCCGACAAGACGCAGGTGACAGCCGTCACGGTCAACCTGGACGCCAGCACAACGCTTCCAGCGGGCAGCGTCGCACATATCCTGGGCGACACCACTGCGCGGTTCGTGACGAAGACTGACGTGACGAGCACCACGGCCGGCAACTACTCGGTGGACATGGAGGCCGAGTCGGCAGGCGTGGTGCCTGCGCTTGCGGGAACGCTTACCGTCATCGCGCAGCCGGTGACCGGGTGGAATAGTGTGACGAACCCAACGGACGGGGACACCGGCAGTGCGGTGGACACGGACCCAGCCCTGCGCACCAGGCGCGAGGCAGAGCTTGCGGGCATCGGCGGCACGAGCGTCGATGGGATCCGCGCCAACATCCTTCAGGTCGACCAGGTTGACTACGTGGCGGTATTCGAGAACACGTCGGAGATCACAGACCCAGAGGCGCGTCCGCCGCACAGCATCGAGGCGGTGGTCGAGGGTGGCCTGGACGATGACATTGCTCAGGCTATCTGGGACGCCAAGAGCGGCGGCATCCTCTCGCACAGCGACACGGCGGACAGCGGCACGGCAACGGACAGCGAGGGGAACGCGCAGACCGTTGGGTTCACGCGCACCACGAGCAAGACCGTCTACCAGGACATTGAAGTGGTCACCGACCCCGGCACGTATGCTGGCGACGATGCGGTGAAGGCAGCACTCGCAGCCTATGGCATCACGCTGAACATCGGCGGCGACGTGATTCATAACCAGGGCATCTGCGCTGCGCTGGACGTGGCGGGCGTGCTCGACATCAACTTCCTCAAGCAAGACTTTTTCCCAGCGCCCGTCACCGAGGCCAATCTCGTCGTGGGTTCGCGCGAGCGCGCGGTGATCAGCACGGCGAACATCACGGTCACGGCAGTCTGATGGCAGCAATCGCAATCGCAACCGTCACCGCGTCCACGTCGTCAGCACTGGCGACGCGCATCGGGGCGACTGCGTTCTGTGATGATGCAGAGACGAAGTTTCTGGAGCAGTTCAAGCGCAAGCCGAAGCTGACCGCATGGGTGCTCTCATACTGCCTGCAGATGGAGCACCTGATCACGGTGTTTAGCGACATACTCGTGCGCACCATTCTTGAGAACGCGCAGGGCGAGCAGCTGGACGTGATCGGTCGCATCGTCGGTCAGCTGCGCGGTGGCAGGACCGACGAGGTGTATCGCGTCTGGATCCAGGCGCGCATTGCTGTGCTGCGCAGCAGTGGCACGGCCGACGAGTTGCTGGACATTGTGCGGCTGTTGGTGCCCGCAGGTACTGCGCTTGAGTGGGTTGAGCAGCCGCCGGCCGGTGCGACGCTGAAGGTGGTTAACCCGATCGAAGAGGTGCTGGGCAATCAGATCGCGCAGCTGATCGTGCTGGGCAAGTCGGGAGGTGTCCGGCTCCTGTTCCACTGGAAGCGGCCGACCGCGACGTTCAAGTATTCTGGCACCTTTGGCGTGCCCGCTGCGCCATCAACAGCTTTCGGATTCGGCAATGGCGAGTATGCTGCGGTGAGTGACGGTGGAGAGCGACCGTTCGAGCCGTGAGGAGAACTGAGCAATGGCAGACAGACCACTAGTCGCCCCCCGATGGGCAACCGACCCCGGCGCTCGTGTTGAGCCGACGTCAGGCCGCAAGGACACGGGCTTCCTGGCTGGCGGTGAGCCGGCCGCTGGTGAGCACAACTTCCTGATGGGCAACCAGGCCGATTGGATCGAATACCTGGATGAAGTTGCTCAGACATTCCGGCGCAGCACGCAAGGCCCGTTCACTACGCCTGTCGTCACTGGCACGACGTTGACGAATGTTGGAAGCGCGCAGTTCGGAGCGGATGGCAGGCCCGATCTGATTGCAGGCGACGACAATGAGATGTTTTTCTCTGTCGACGGAGCTGTGAACTGGAAAGCTTTTGCTGGTGCTGCACTGTCGCAGATCAAGGAGTCGTCGCTGTTCACCGATTCGTTCTATTCGGGGGCAGGTGGTAGGCGTCTGATCGTCGCAGCCGGGACGCAGGGTGTTGCGTATCGTGGCAACCCACGCACAGGATCGTGGACCACGAAGGCGCTGCCTGCCGGCAATGCTCAGGATGTGCTGCATTACGATGACGACATTGGACGTGGTATGGTTCGGTCCAGTGCCGCGTCCAACCGTCTGTACTTCTTCGACGACATCACCGACGTCAGTCCGTTTACGCTTCCGACCACGCCGCCCGCAGCAGGCGGCGATCACATCACCGGGTTTGCGCGTTCGAGCGTGTCAGGTGTGTGGGTCTGTTCGATTCAGGATGCGGTCACCGGGAACTTCCTTTTCCGTTCGACGAATGGCGGTGTGGATTGGTCAGCGGTGGCGACTGCGCCAGCAGCGGGATCGCTGGCCACCGCGAACTACGGTCTGGTGTACATGGAGAATCAGTTCGGGTCGGGGAACTTCTTCCAGTTCCTGTTCGACGCGGGCACTGGTCTGAAGCTGTGGCGCGGCACGGACGACGGTGACACGTTCACCGATGTTTCGCTATACACGGATACGCTTCCGAATGACTGGCGCAGCAACAACAACACGAACATCGAAGGTGTGAAGCGCATCGGGCCAGGGGTTGCGCTTGCGCGTGGTCGTTTCGTGAGTGGCGTCAATGTGGATCTGCAGAGCACACTGCTGACAGTGGACAGCGGGATCAGTTGGAAACCAGTCACGGTGCGCGAGATGGATGCAGGCGGCGACAGCATTCGTGCAGCCGCGCTGCATGATGGCCAGATTTACATGGTCGGAACAGCGAACGCGAACGAAGCACTTTGGAGAACTCTCACGTTTTGAATAGGAGGCGGAAGCCATGAGTGGATACGGAAGACGACAGGCGAGCGAAACGCTCAATCACTTGTTTGGCAAGACGCCAGACACCACACCAGCGGGCGTGCTCTATGTGTCGCTTCACACGGGCGACCCTGGCGAAGACGGGCAGACCGCGAACGAGGCGACCGGCAGCGGATACGCCCGCGTGCTCACGGCTGCCACCGACTGGAACGCAGCGACGCTGGCCGACCCTTCGGTCGCGGACAACGCGAACCCGATCGCGTTCCCTGCGGCGACCGGAGACTGGAGCGCGGGGGCGGACATGACGCACTTCGGTCTGTGGAATCACCTCACGCTTGGCGCGGAGGCGAACTTCATCGGCAGCGGTTCTCTCACGGTGGCCAAGCCTGTGCTCAACGGCGACACTGCCAGCTTCGCGGCTGGCGCATTCCAGTTCACGCTGGACTGAGGGGGCAACTGTGGCGGTAGCCATCCGGTTCGATCAGGGCGACACGGGCACGGTCGGGCGTTCGCGCTCCGACCTTGCCCTGTCGTCTGCTGTGACCGTCGCGGCAGTCACCGCGACCGGAACGCCTGTGTTCTCGATGCTCGATCGGCCGGAGGGATCGACGGCCGTGTTGTCTGGCGCAGGCGCGACGCGGACCTTTACGCCCGACGTGGCTGGCGGCTATCGCGTGCGCATCGTGGACGACAACAGCGAGACGACGCACATAGCATCGGTGCGCACCGCAGTGCGTGGCATCGACATCCCTGCGCACAACGAAGACGCCAGCGCCGATGCGAACGAGGTGGACACGGACCCAGGTGACTGGGTGGAACGCAGCGAAACCAACGAAGGTGGAAGCAACAAGGGTTACCATCCGAAGATCGAAGAAGCGTTGCGCCTCCTCGATGACTCCATGGAGATCGGCCTGAACGCGGAGAGCCTGGGCAGCGACACCACCAGCGGAACCACACCAGTGACGAAGGCGTCGCTGGTCATTCCCGCCGAGGACGGCACGTGGGAGATCCAGGCGCACGCAGCGATCAGCCACAGTAACTCGACGGGGAACCCAAACTTCTGGCTAGAGAACACAACCGATGTGGCGGAGCTCGGTCGGCGGTTTGTGTTTGAGCCAGAGGATGCGTCGAACGACATTTACTCACCCATGCTCCACAGGCGCTTCACGAACACGGCGGTGGCAGGCGCGAAGACGATCGCTGCGCGCTACGCAGTGAACCCGGCGAGCGGCACGATGACGATCAGCGACGTCTACATGACGGCGAGGAAGGTGGCCTGATGGCGAACCCGATGGTCTACACACAAGCCGACTTTACCGGCTCCACGCCAGCGAACAGCGTGGACCCGGAGCAGCTGCGGCAGGAGCTTGCTGTTGCCAGCCCACTGGCCAGCACGCCCGTCACACTGGATCATCTCCGCAAGCGAGACGACGGCGATGGCAACTTCACCGTCGAGGTCCACCTGAGCGCCGAGCCAAACGCCACTGACCAGGCCACGCTGAACGCGCTGATCGCTGCGCACACTGCATCGGGTGCGAACCTGGCTTTGATCGGGGAGGGCGTTGCGGCAGTGCAGTCCAGGCGGCTGGATGGCATGCCCTGGTCAGCCGAGGTGGCTGGGCTGTCGGTGACGGTCAACATCAACGGCGCGTTCGTTGATGACGTGACCACGGTTATCGCTGACCCCACCGACACGAAGTATCTGAACGTGTGCTTGGTCTACAACGCGACCACGGACACGTTCGGCGTGCAGGCGTTCGAAAAGACGACGGGCAGCTACGCTGCGCTCGCCGCCGACGAGGTGTGCGCGCATGATCTTGGCGAGTGGTCGGTGCTTGCGAACGGCACGGTGCTCACGGAGGTTTGAGATGGCGAGTCCGAAAGCACAGGTTCCTGGCAACGTGGCAGCAGTGAAGGCGGCAGCCGCTGCATCCAACAGCGTTCGAGAACTGCGCGAGGCCGTTGGCGACCTGGCCGACGAGGTGGCGGCGCTGCGTGCACGGGTGGCGAAGCTAGAAGGTCGACGCGAGTAGGCCATGTCGTGGGGCAGCGGCGGTCATGGATCGGCCTTCCACGGCGCACGCGCAGGCGTTGCCGTCGCCGTTGCCGCAGCAGCTGCCAGTGTTAGCACCGCATCAGCCGGCCTGACGGTCGCGCGGCCGATCGCAACGGTCACCGCCAGCACGAGCGCGGCGACGGGTGCGCTGGACTCGACGCGAGTGCTGGCTGGCACCGCAACGAGCATCAGTGCGGGCAGCGCGGGGATGGACCTGCAGCTGGCGCTGAACACTGACGAGGCCAGCAACAGCAGCGGCGCGACCGCGATGCTGATCACACGTCCGATCGACGCGACGGGCAGCAGCACGAGCGCGGGATCGGGGCGCACTGGATGCGGCCAGGCCGATCGCGGGTGTGGCGGTGAGCACGAGCGCGGGTACCGCTGCGCTCTCGGCCGCCAGACCGCTCGCAGCCGTTGGCACCAGCACCAGCACCGCCCAGGCCTGTCGCGGACCTCTCGCTGGCGCTGGCAGCCGTTACGGCGTCTGCGTCGGCCGGCTCAGGCGCGCTGGCCGTCGCCAGGCCGCTTGCCTCCGTGGCACCTGCCGTGAGCACAGGTCAGGCGACCCTCGGCACCGTGGACCAGTTCGCCGGCACGGCCACGAGCACCAGCACCGCAGGAGCCCCTGTCAGCCGCGCTGTCGGCCTGGCCTGCTCAGCCGCCAGCGGTAGCGCAGCAACCGCTCCGATCGCCAGAGCGGCCGGTCTAACGTGTTCTGTGGGGTCGATTAGCGGTGCCAGCGGAGAGCTCCGGCTGATGGTCTTCGTCAGCGGCCAGGCTACCGGCACAAGTACAGGCTCGGCGGAACTGGCGCGCACGCGACCGATCGCTGGCGCAGGTGGGTCCACGTCGGTCGGTGTGGCCACGCTGGGCACGGTTGACCAGTTCGCTGGTGTGGGCAGCAGTGTGTCTACTGCCACCGCTGTTCACTCGCGCCTACGACCCATCGCCACCACTGCGGCGAGTGCCAGCACATCAACAGCGACCATGACCAGGGCGGCTGGCCTGGTAACCGC